CAATTGATCCATCAGCTGATGTTTGAATATCATCTGGATCTAAGACAACCTCAGAGAAAGGCAGAATTCTTGGAGTCGGTGAACCATTAGACATGGTTCTCAACTGGAAGACGACAGGAATATCCATGTCGTCCTTAGATCTAAAGAATACATCACAACTGGTCAAGAACACTCCAGTTTCATCTTCTACTAAGAATGACTGTGCAAGTGGATCATAGTAACTAATAATTGTCTGAGTTCTTGTCCTTGAAGAAACAACTCTACTACCAACAACCTCTGTACCAAGATCTCTATTAACGTTTCTGCTCTGGAACTCGTTTCTCAATTCAACTCTTGCATTTCTAACCGAAATAATATTTTCCTGAACAGTTTCTAAAGTACCAGATGCAGTGAATGTTTCTTCTGCAATAGTGCTTGCATTATCTTGATTGTTGTCAATATCATTAGTAAGAGTGAAAGTCTTTGTTCCTGTCTCAAATCTTGGGAAACTAATATTATTAGGATCTGGGATGTAGTAACTACCAATAAGAACAGCAGCAAGATCAGAAATCAATCTAACATTTTCAACTCTAGCTATAGCACCACTTGTAGATCCAACTAATGTCATTCCTTCTTTTACCCAACCATAGAAATCACCCCTTGCTTGGGATGAAAGAGATAACGTATCTACATTAAGAATAGTAGAGGTAGTAGAGTAAGATGCAGATAGTGAAAGATTTAGGTATGGATTTTCAACATAAGTTTTGGTAGGAGCATTATATGGTCCTTCTCTGTGGTTAGATTGAGCAGTTCTAAATCTAATAAACGCATTTGATTCCGCAGAGGACTCACCAAGACCAGTTTGTCGCATTGTACCAACAACTGTTTCACCAACCTGGAAAGTTCCAGAAGTCATGGTGATTTCTAGAAGTTTAGGAACACAATACTCCGTAATGTCAACACCATCAAAGAAACCATACATTCTAGTGAGTGGTTTCATTTTCTTAGAAACGAATTCAACGTTTCTAGATCTCATATATGGAATAAGATCTCTGCTAACAACTCTGTCTCCAACAGATTCCTGATCGAATTGTTCGGTAACAATAGTCCTAACACCAGATCTAGATTGGGTTCCAGTCTCTCTTCTTGTTCTGAGTTGATCTTCAATAACTTGATCAGTAACTTGTCTAGTTTGAGTAGTTCTTCCTGGTCTCCATCTTTCACCTTGGTGAATAACATCAGGACCATTTTGAATAACTCTTTGTCTTGTTGTTTCTGCAACTTCAACACCAGTCCAATTGGTTTCCCAAGAATCCCAAATCATAGGACCAAATCCTGTTTGAGGATCAATCACACCAGCTTCAACATTATCATTGAATACCTCATTATAATTACCCTCAGTTTCGATAATCTTTGCCTCAAGTCTGTTGGTATCAACCCAGTTATCAGTCGCAGGAGTGAGTTCGAGAGTTCCGTTCCAGAAACTAATAAGAAAAGGAGTGACACTTTCAGTTCTTGTGGCAAAACTTTGTTTAATAAATTCAACCTCAGAATAATCAAGAGTTAAAATATCATTTTGTTTTCTTACATTATTGCCTTCAATTGGAGCAAAACCTAAGTCGTCGGTAGGATCTGCATCAACAACAGGTCCAAATATCAAGTCAACTGAATTTGTATAGTGTCTTGGTCTCAGTTCATTAAACTTTCTATCAATAGAGTTATTGACACGAAGATCAAGTTCTTGTGATTGGAAATCATTGAAGTTATCAACAAAGAAACCAGATTTAAATCTGTTCAAACCATTGTCATCTGGAACAAATAAGTTTGCTGTTTCTTTTTCGAGGAGAGATAAAGTAGTATAATATTCAAGACTCTTGATTCTATCTTCAAGTTTTTTGATATCCTGCATCTGATATCTCTTATGTTGCATAAAAGATAAAGATGCTTGAGATGGATCATAAAGGAATGGTGGAAGATTAATTCTACAAATTTCAATTGCATCGTCAATTGGATCAGGTCTATCAGGACTATCAGAGGGAGTTCCATATATTACTTGGAATTTACCTTCTTTTGTTAAGTAAACTCTATCAATTCTACCTTGGAAGTAAGAAACATCTGCTAATATTGCTTCATCAGAAGATAATACTGTAGTTGCTGATTGACCAGATGCAGTAAATGTTCTGCCAAGGAACTCTAGAGGAGATCTGGTATTAGTGTCTGTAGTAACAAATGTAGAAACTCTAGGTCTGATATCAATAATATCAGTATTTCTATTAAGATCTACATCTTTAATTTCTGTTGTAAAATTAAACTGATCATAGGAATTAACGGTTGTTATATCACCATCATCTGTTGAAGAGAAGGAAGCATTCATGAAGTAAATCTTCAATTGCTTAGTGGGTGCAGAAGCATCTGCCTTTCTTCTTATTCTTCCATAATCATAGAATGTTCTTTCTTGACCAGTTTGGAAAGAATAGTTTGATGAAATATTAAAACTTGGTGTTAATAACGTTGAAACAAGAGCAGATGCTAAAGATTCCTCAAATTCAACAGTTTCCCCTTCAACAAAAGCAATTTCATTCTTGTAGATAAAAGAAATATTAGAATTATCTAATTTTTCTGCTACAATCGCAACAGCACCACTTGTTTGACCAACAAATCTCTCACCTATTAAAAGTTCTTGAGATGTAGTTGATGTAGTATTAATTGCCTGTAATGTAACTTGTGGACAAGAAGCTGCAGAAGTATTTGAAGATTCGTAGACTCCATGAATTTCAATTACATCAGGAGTATTCAGAGAAATAATTTCATCTTCAACTCTAGTTCCGAATGGGAAAGATCCATAAGTCAATCCATTGTTAAAAGTTGTTGTTCCTATTCCAGATCCAACTAATTTAGAGTTAGCAATAGTTATTGAACTAACTTTATTTTTAATTTTTTGCTTCGATTTTGGTTTAACTTTTTTCATGGAAGCAATCAAAGTAGCATCACTATCAGTTCCCAAATCACGGATCTGTAGTGTTTTGCCATTTGAAGAAATATCTAACTGATCACCATTTAAAGATTCAGTTGTTCCATCAGCTCTAATTAAAAGATATCTTTCTTCATCAAATGGCAAGAAAGTTTCGTTTACTTCTGCCTCTATTTGAGTGGAGAGTTCGTTACTTGCAATAGTTACATCAAAAGTTTTTCTTATTGTTAATGACGCATCGTCAAGATTTACATTAGATACATTTATTTTTGGCAATGCAGTAAATAAAGAATCATCCGAAGATGGTGCCAAGTCTGTTGTAATGACTTTAAAATCAGTTACGTTTAATGCTGCAGAGGGAAGAAGTCCACTAGAAATTCCTGCAACTGCAGTTACACCCTCAATATCAATATGAGTGGTTCCGACACTAACAACTCTAGCTACGATTGGATCCTCTGTAAGAAGTCCACCTGTAGTATTATCAGTATATTCAATTAAATCATTCTCTTTTATTAAGGTTCCTGGGAATGCAGGATTATTGCTTTTTACAGTGCTGACTCCTCCGACGAGAGGGCTTACTGTTGCAATTCCAACGGTAAACTTAGTCGATTGAATTACGTCTGCACTGAATGTATTAATACCTACAGATGAATCAGTTCCATCATATCCAACCATCCCATAAACAGACTTTGCATCTGAAATATTATGTACAGTAACGGCAATAGCAATTCTTCCATTATCAATACCGTTAAAGATCAGTCCTTCATTTGGTATGAAAGATCCTTCAGATTCATATACTGTAAGTGCAGTTCCAGCACTAACTGCATGTCTTAAGAATCCTGTTGCTCCACTATTAGCACCCTTTACAAAGGTCGGAGTCGATAATGTGTGGGGTTGATTTATTGAGATTTCTACATTACTTTGAACATCATAAAGTGCAAGATTCCATTCGTTTAGATTTCCATCAGATGTGTTATATGAACCAGACTCTAATCTAAAATCATAAACTCTAGCAACTCCAACTTCATTGCCTGGAAGAGTTTCTTGACTAGATCCTACTCTTTGATCTCTAAGACTTACAAAATAAGTATTTCCTAATCCAACGGTTGGATTTCTATAAACTCTATTAAGTCTTAAAGTAGGACCAGTATTGTAAATTATGCTCTGGTCTTCAAGTGTTCTGGTTGATCTTGGTTTATCTGCGTCAAGATAAACAGCATTTAATGATTCAATTTCATATCCTTTTACATATGCTTTTCCTGGAGAGATTTTGTATAAAGCAAGATCATCGGAAACAGTTACTCCACCAGGAGAGAATTGTCCTGTATTAAAAATACCACCATTACCAACTCTATCATTTAATGAGTTTACAACAGTGACATCAAATGGTTTAACATAATAGTGACCAGATTCATCAAATGTTCTTCTAGCAAGGACATCTGTTAAGTCACTAAATCCTACACCACCACCTGCAACACTCTTTCTTTTGTTTATCTGAAGAACTCCGTTGATAACGGTAGCAAGTAAAATAAAATTATCATCATTAAAATCATCAAGTGCTTTTTTGAATAATCTTACACCAATCCTTAATCTATCTGCTCCAGGTGCAGCATAATTGTTAAATCCCTGAGAATTATCGTTTAACTCTTCATCAATATCTGAGGTAATAATATTTTCTTCAATTAAAAGACCAATTCTATAACTTGGAGTTGTAGAATATTGATCTAATACTAGACTTTCCTTGTTTACATTTATAAAGTTTCCTCTAATAAAATAAATTCCAGTATCAATTTGAAATACAGAACCAGTGGCAGCAGCTGCTGTTTCTAATGTTATTGCAAGAGGAGTTCCTGCAGGGATGATTGAATTTCCAAGTAATCCTGAAGATAGAGCTTCGTTGCAAATGATTGGCTCACCATCACTAAAAATTTGAGTAGAGTTATTAGTGGTGCTAGAGGTCAGATAGTTAATGTATAATGTTAAATTACCTCTTTCAGAGTCCTCTGGTAATAAAACACTATCTACTACTGCAGTTACTCCTGAATTTTGTCCGGTGAGTTTTGTTCCTACTAACTGATCAACATATGCCGCTACGGGAACACCTTGATAAGTATTCTCTAACTGAACACAATAATATATTTGGCTATATCCAGTATTTCCTGGAATTACTTTAGCACCTTCTTTGAAAAAGTGCTGTCCAAATCTTTCAATCTGATTTTGCAGTATCGATTGGAGAGTTGTTAACTCTCTAGCCTGCACAGGAAATCCTGGCTTGAATAATACCTTATGATAGTCGTTCGTTGCATCAAAATCGTCAAAATATGGTGCTACGTTGAGGTTAGTCTGTTGTGGCATAATTCTTTAGAACTGCAAAATAACTTTTATGTCTTCTTTTTGATTCGATGACCGTGTTATGGACGGTCTATTATCAACGTAAATGATACTGCCAGATTGCGCTTTAACTTCAGGGTTGGCAATACCACTAGCAAAAGTTTGACCAAGGTAATATGTACGATTATTTATTACGGTAGATATACCCGAAAAAACGGTATCAATTGATAGATCTTGACCAGTTGTTGGAGATATAACTAAAGATCCACCAGTTCCTGGAGAGGAAGAAAACTCAGTGAGATCAAATCCATAAGTAGGTTGAGTTTGTGCTGTTCCTACAGTGTTAAATCCAGCAAGTGATCTATCCTGCCAGAACTTCAAAACACCAGTAGTTTGATCGTAACTTACAACTCTTCCAACTGCTGTAGTGCCAGTTGATACAGTTTGAGTAAAGTAAGAATCTCCAGAGAAAGTTGCAGTGCTGTATCCAGTACCAACTAACTTTAAAGCACTGAGAGCACTTGCTTTATCTGCCGAGAGTAGAGTTGTTGAACCAAACTGCTGAGGATTTTCAACAACACCAACTCTTGCAATTTGATTTCCTGTTATAAAGTCTGGATTTGTGCTATCATTTTCAATTCTAGAATAGAGAAGAACATTAAATGCACCCAACTCTCTATAAATGTCTGCACCATGACCACCTTGAGGTGGAATGATAACATCAAAAGTTGGTCTTGTAGTTCCTGTTGGAACTCCACCAGCAATTAAATCTACATTTCCGTATGTATATCCAGATCCTTGGTTAGAAACAGTAACAGAACTTACTTGAGAATTTGCATCAACAACAATGGTGCATTGTGCTCCACTTCCATCACCTCGGATAGGGACTGAAGTATATACACTATTTGCTGTACCAAGTCCAACACCATTATTAGTGACGGTTACAATTTTAATTCCACCATCAACTGCATTATCTCTTATAGCAGCATTTTCTGTTCCAGTTAACCAATCAGTTGGAACTGGCATAAAATCAGTAGATTCAAATCTAACAACTTCACTTGGTTTAATTGTATAAAGATATTTCCAAATATATCCATCACCACTAGTTCCAGCAGATCTTGGTTCTAAGTCCGTGAAGATTGGTTCATCCAAAGATGGTCTACCTTCAGTATTATCTGGATTAGTGCCGTTCTGTAAGCAGATATAAACTCTGAAGTCACTATTCAATACAACATAGTTTGATGAATACAGATTAGTAGCACCAGAAACGGGTGCTGTCTTTGATCTGGAATAATCGTGCCTATACATGTCATATGTTGTTCCAGATTGCCAAGTTCTTTTTGGAACAACCTGTCTGGCATCAGCAGTGTTGATTTTCTTCAACGCTACCATCGTATTCCAATAATCATTCTCCTGATCAAAATTGTCTTTTGGAGCAGGTGGATCAGAATCCCAATCAGATTGATAATCTGCGGGATTAGTTAAACCAATGAAGGAATAATAAGAATTGCTGGCATTGGATACACCAGCAACAAAATTACCCGCATTTAATATTCTAATCTGATCAGTTATAATGGCAGCCATTTTGGACAGAGTTTTCCTTTATTTATTAGTGATTAAACGATATAATTTTTGAACTTCAAGAAGTTTGATCTAGTAATCAATGTTGATGTAGAAATTCCAGTTCCTTCAGAGATGCCAATACCACCTAAAGTATATGCATCGTATGAATTAGACTCTGCTCTAGCAGCGATGTCTATTCTTCCCCAACTAAATGATCCAAAATTATCAGAAGTAGTTATACCAGAGAAACCATAGTCAAATTCATCAACTTTAACAAATACTCTACGAACATGTGTAGATATTCCAGATACACTTGTAGAAATAGACACTGCACTGGCAACTTGATAAACATTATCTGCAAATGAGGTTCCTACTCCAACAGTATTTCCTGCAGAGTCGAGGGATGTTACAGAAGTTGATCCAAGTCCCACATTAGAGTTTCTAATAATAAAGTAATCATTAGCACTAATAGAACTTATAGTTAATGCTGTTCCTGCAATAGAAGAATCTCTAAGGAAGGAATCATATGGAATATGAATGTCAAATATGAGTTGAGTTGTTCCAACACCAACAGCAGTTGTTCCAAATCCAACAATAATTCCATTATCACCAGTGTAAGAATCTACACTTACTTCTTCTTCTGAATAAGTTGGTGGAGAAATAAGAACCGTAGGTGGATTTGTATAGGTATATCCAACACCTGGACTTGTGATAGCAACTCCCGTGACCGTTCCTCCAGCACTAATTGTAACATTACCAAATGCTCTACTAGTTGTTCCAACACCAATAGTTGAACCAAAACTTACAGTAGCAGTCGTATATCCAACACCACCATCAGATATGACGACGGAGGAAATTGTACCAAATCCAGAAACAACTGCTGTTGCCGCTGCACCTGTCTTAGTTTCTTGTGCTATGAACTTAACTTTTTTCTGGAAAATTAAGTTTGAATCCACCTGCTCATTGATTGGATTAAAGATGGGTCTTAAATTATCAACATAGATTGCTGTTGATCCCACTCCGACAGACTTGATAAGATATGCACTTGGATTAATGACTGGTTCATACAGTTCTCTATCTTTACCAACACCAATTTGGTTAATAAAGATATCTTCTGTTTGTTTACACCAATCAACAGGTCTTTCAAGAGTAACATCCGAAGTATTTCCTGGACCTTCATAAGGGTTAGTCTCAATAACATCAGTAGCCAGTACAGATTCTACAATTCTTTCATCTTCAGTCAAGTATGATGCTTGTCCAATTGATCTATCACTCTTAAGTTGTATAGTATCACCTTTTTTCACTGTCTCAATAACATTTCTAAAGACGACATCACTGTCACCACTTCCTTTATAGAAGAGAATTTTAATAGTGTCACCAACTTTTGGAGCCTCTGTGAATACAAGAGTGCTTCCTCCAGTAAATGTATATCCTTCTCCAGGTACTTGAAGAGTATTATTAACAAATACCAAAAGAACATCCTCAACATTAATTTTAGATCCTCTAGCAGCAACAATTGAAACTATAGAACCTCCTTTTGTAAGTGGGAAATCTTTTCTTGTTCCATCAATAAATTCATCGACTATATCTAAAATATCCAATGTTCCAATTGACCATCCACTGAACTCATCTACCTGAACTTCGTCAAGTGTCAGTTGGAATTCGTTTCCAGAATAAGAAGATGTGGTTGGAATACCAGTTGTTCCTCCAATAGCAACGGTTAAGATCTGACCATTACCATATCCATAACCAAGGTTTACGAGCTCAAAGTCAATAACACTAGATCCCTGACCAACAACAACATTTGCAGTTGCATGTGTTCCAAATCCAGTGACAGAGGAGGAACTGTATACCAACGGTATGTTGGAGTAACTTAATGGATTATCAAATACAACATCGAGTGGTTTGTTGAGTTTACCGCATCTTGCATAGAAATGTTTTCTAGTTGAGATACCAGTGTTTATTTCAAAGGTTGTATTGTCAACAATTCTAAGAACCTTTGTTCCATTTACTGCTGGGTCAAATGTACTAGCAGAGTTATTGGTTGCTCTTGGAGCAATAAGAACAGGTTGAGCAGTTCCTCCACTTTGGAAGAAGGTTGGAACTGTGGAGACACCAGCATTGATTTCAAATTCAGTAGAACTATTAACCGCAGTTACTTTAGCACCGCAGTAAACTGGATCTGTTGTTCTTGGATAGGTATGAGTGGATGCACCACTATCGAGTCCACAAGTAAATCCAAGACCAGTCAGAAGTACATCACTCTTCTGTCCTGTAGTGGAAAGATTATGAGCACCTGATGTGGTCACAGTCATGATACCACTTACGTTATCATAAATGGCATTACTGACATTAACTGGTCCTGAACCACTGTAATCACAGGTAAATGCTATTCCAGAAACAATAACTTCATCATCAAGAGTCAATCCATGTGCGGTGGATGTAGTGACAGTTGTTAATCCAGTTATTGAACTATAACCAACATTTGATATATCTCTAGGTGCATAGAATACCTGAGAATTTGTAACAGCAACTCCAGTGATGTGACCACCAGATACTGATGCAGTTCCAATAGAAACGACATTTGGTTCTGACGTAGAATCTGTTCTAATAGCAACATTGACAATTACTTCATTAACATTAGTTCCTGTTGTTTGTATTCCAGTTCTATATCCAGAACCACTATTACCAATGGCAATCGAGGTGATGGTTCCAGCAGTGGATACAATAGCAGTTCCACCAGCAGCAACTAGTGGTTGATAACCAAAACCTTCTGTTGATGCCACTGAGACGATGATACCACCCTTAGGATAACTAGAAATTCCAACGTCTGGTCCAAGTGGAACAGTCTCAGTTCCTTGGAAACTAATAGATGTAATACCAGACTGTTCACTCAGTCTATATTGCTCATTAAATCCTGGTGTCTGGAATATGTCATTAACTAAGACAATAGCACCTTCTGTTGCAATTCCAGGAGTATTAGACTGATTTTGTTTAAGTGTAAATACACTTTCTGTAGCATTAAATCCTGCAGAAATATCATCGAAAATATAGTTTTTATGATAAGTCTCATTTGCTGTATCCTGAATACCAGATCTTATAAAAGATCTTCCCTGGAAACTAGAAGAGGTAGTAATTCCAGTCCAATCTCTTTCATCTGGTGGATTTGTAGTCGATCCAATTGGAGTATTTCCAAATGGTGCCTCTACAAAGTTCAATACATTATCTACGATATTGTAATTTCCTACAATTTTGGTAACTAAATCACCAGTTGCTGCAGTTCCAATCTTTGTTCCCAACCATTCTCTGCGAACTCTGATAGAGTTTGTGCTGCCAATACCAACCCCTTCAATCTTCATAATCTCATCATTAATCTTAATAAGATCTGATCCGAAGAAAGACGTTATCCCACTAAAATATATCAAATTATCTACGGATAATATTTGATCTGCAAGTGTTGTAGTAACCGCAGAAGAAACTATCGGAGATTGGATGATGTTGTCAAGTGCAACAACAACCTTTGCATTTTGATTTGTGGATATAAATCTATGCGATGTTCCAATACCAACACTTTCAAGTTCAACCACTTCAGGAATTGAACTCAGAGCATTTGCAGCACTAGTTGCAATCTTGATAGCATTATCATCAACTTTAATAGCAAATAGATTTTCCTCTGGAAGGAAAGTTGTGTTCGCAGCACCAACAAAACTAGTTGTTGCGATACCAATAGCAGAATCAGTTTCTCCAACGTGAATATATTTCAGTTTTTCACCAGTTACAAAGAAGTGATTTGGAATTGCAATAGTATTATTTGTAGTATTAGCAATACCCGCATCATTTCCCTCAAAGTATCTTTCAAAAATTGGAAGATTTTCATGCTGCATTTCAAATGCTCTCTTAACATCAGACTCTGTGCCCTCATAAGCTCCCAAATCACTAGTAATTGATCCATTGGTAAAGTCAATTGCATTAGACAACGTGGTGTCTTCATTCAAAGTCAGTGCATTCATATACACATTGACTACTGTATCAATACTTGCATTTGGAGTAAAGACAAGAGAAACGGTTCCTGCAGCAGAAACTCTAGATCCGAATGTTCCTAATCCAGAACTAGTTTCTACGACACCAAATTCGGTGTCATAAGTTTGATAACTCTGGGTTGAATCTATATAATCATCAACAATAACAATTTCTGAGAGTTGAGTTGAAGTATTAGTTGTATCAGTAACTTGTGCTATAAAATAAGCAGCATCATAATTATTTGGATATTCGGAAACTGTATTAATTCCTGGAGATCCTGAAGAAGAGATACTGGTTGTTCTAGCTTCAAGTCTAGTTCTAGTAAGATCAGCAGTTCCAATACCAGTAATGGTATTTGTAGAAAGTCCTACTTGAATGGTATTAATTACACCTGTAGTTGCAATACCAACGGAAGTTGGAATGAAGTCAACATTTAAAGAAGATCCACTAAAATAGGCATGATATGTACCAAGTCCAGTTGCAGAAACTCCACCAAGATTTGTAGTCAATCTGCCATATTCCATCATCTCAATATTTGTTCCATCATGAACAATATTAAGTTCAACTGCTTCAAATTCTTCATTTCTAGTCAAATCTGGATTTATATCAACCAGAACCTTAACACTAGTATGAGTATCTCCAATTGAAACAATAGTAGTAGTGACACCAGACGTTACTGGAGAACTCTTAGTTTCAATTGTTGCAACACCACCAAGACTTGTTGTTCCAACTCCAAGGAAATTATCATTCAAGTTATATGAGAAGATACTAAGATTAAAATCATTGACTGTAGACTTAGTTGGGTAAAATTGAAGTTGAGCCTCAGTTCCAGAAATAGCAAAGTCAAAAGAACCTTGATCATAATGAGTTTCAACTCTACCATATTGATTCAAATATCCACGAGAAGCATCATGGAGAAGATCGACAAGCATTAATTGTCTTTCTGCATTATATCTCCTGTCTCTAACATATGTGATATATTTTTGGAATCTAACATCACTTAAGGAGAAAGTATCTACTACACTAAATGGAGTTGCTCTTGGATTACTATTAAATTGACCACCGAGATCATCAATAGAAAGAACTCTATTACCAAAAGATTCAAAATAATCTGTAAGAATTCTATTAGAGAAGACTACTTGATCAGAAATAAGTCTCGAATTCTGAGTTAGATTATTTTCTGTAGCAAGATCAAATCCATAAACACAATTCACACTCGCAAATCCATCAATATTATGAACATTAGTAACATTAGTGGAATCATCAGTAATATTTGTTAGAGCTCTAACAGTCATATTGTTGCTGTTGTTAGACTCTAATTGATAATCTGAGAACTTCTTATATCCCAATGTATGGTTTAAAGAAGAAACGTCATCATTCCAATCATCATAAGCAACCCTAGATCTCAATGAATATGAGAAGTTTTGATAATAGAAGTTGTCCTGAAGTTTTTGTAGTTCAAAATTTAATCTGCCAAAGTCTTCTTGCCAACCCTGCACAACTTTTGAAGTTGCTCCCAGATTGATATAAGAATCAAAAGAAGTAATAGACGATGCAATTCCATGAACCTTTGAACTAGATCCCCTAATTACTTCACCAACGACAAAATTATCATCGGATGAAACAATCAGTGTATTAATTTTTGGATCCCAACTTTGAACCGTTCCAGTTGCAGAATCTGATGTGATTGTTTCATCACTAATAAAGTTTTTTGTGGTTAAGGTAGATTCAAAAATTGGGAAGTGTTTAGATGCAAGAATTTTTCCTGAAGAATTAACAGGATCGAAAGTTCCTGGGAAACTTCCGTTCTCAAATAATCCAGTCATACTATAAGTAACACTTCCAATACCACCAAGGTTTTCAGTAACTCCTGTGACATCAAACAACTTATAGTCGTGTCCAGAGGAGTTGTATCCTAACCCAGTTGATCCCACACCAACACTAATACCCTCTACAAGTACCTTGTCTCCTACGGCAAATGGGAAGGGACTAACAGTGCTAAATCCAACAGAAAAAGTTGCTGTTACCGTTTCGGTTATTGTATTAAATCCAACAGTACTAATTCCAACACCCGCACTACTCTGCGTTGGTATTAATGTTGGTGTTACATTACTCATACCATTAGTGTTCTTCAGAATCTCTACTGTAGAATTTCCGAGTGTAACTTTTAAATCAACATCAGTAACTGGTTTAGCAGTTTTTCCATCTATTACAATAATCTTGGGTGGAACTGAGAATCCTCTTCCAAAAGAAGTAATTCCTATAGTGTCGAATGATGCTAGAGATTCTAGTTTAATAATTTGAGGAAGAAGAATTCTAGGGTTTAGTGTTGGATCTGATGGTAGACTAAATCCAATATTATCCAAAGTCATGTTCTTAAGAGAACCAACACTTGAACTCTTAGCCTCTAAAATAGCACCATTACCCGAAAGAGTGTTTACTGTGGTTATACCTGGGAGAGAGTAATAATTTGATCCTTCATTGGTAAGTTCAATTTTTGCTATAGGTCCATATGTATGAGTACAATCAGTATCATATGTAATTAATGAAGAAGTATCATAAGAAGATTTCTCTGGGGTCTCTGGAATAGAATATGTAAAAGTAGTAGTTGTTCCTACCGTAATAGTATGAGTTCCATTATAGAGACTATTTTTAGGAATAATGGTGTTTCCAGAAATAATTTCACTATCAGTTAATATCTCTGATTTTGTAATGGGAAGATCACTTTCATAAATTGGTGTTAGGTTGTAATAAAGTTCATTAGGTGTATTTTCATTGACGAGTAATTCTGCCTTTGCACCAGATGTTCCAACAACACCTTGTCTAGTTAATTCAAATGTGCTACTATCTTTAGATTTCTCCCACTCTTTTGTAAAGTTTTTATCAACATATAAATTAAATTTAAATGCAGGATAAGTTGTTCCTTGTCTTGCATAAGATAGTGAACTATCAGAAAGATCAAAAGTTACTGTAGAATTCCTATACAGTTTTATTGATGGGGTTATTGGATTAATAGTTCCTAAAGAGGCACTAGTTATTCCTACAATAATTGGTTTTAGTTGGGTTGCATCGAAATAAGTATTTGATAATTTAATTCTATCATTATCAACTCTTACGACATAATAAAATCTATCACTGGTCAACCCTACGGAAGACAATTCTGATGTATGAATTATTTTATCACCAGTTTTAAATCCATGAGAATTAATTGTTATTGCATTTGTTGTAGTATTAACTCCTGCAGTTACGAACCCGACAGGATTTACAATCAATCTTCTATTAAAATCATTATAAGTTAAAGTTACAATACCAGTGTTCTGTGGATTAACATTAACAAAAATGTTATGAGGTGAACTCAAACCATGAGTTCCTGCAGTAGAAACAGTAACTAAGTTTCTTCTGATGTCTCCAGTAATTACATTATAATTTGTTTTGAAACTATGAGTGTCTCCAGTTCCAACATTTCTAAAGAATAGTGTGGTTGAAACAGGATTTTCTAATCCAACGAATGTTCCTGTCGTTCCAAGACCAACTTTTACAGTTGCAATTCCAATTAAATCGTCATTGATTTTTGCAATAAACAAACTTGACCCATCTGCGAGAGTTGTTCCAACTCCAACATTAGTTTCATCTTGTACAATTATACCAGAACCTTTAACTGTTCCGATTCCGGTAGAATACGTTACTTGATCTCCAGTTTCTAAATTATGTCCTGGAAGATAAATTGCTTTGGTTTGAATGAAAATTGAGGTTGCACCAGCACCTGGATTTGAGAAAGAAATTGTCGTTCCAATTCCAACACCAGCGGTTGTTCCTAGTCCTACGGATTCTGTAGGATCAAAGTAAATTTGTTTGTTTAAAGAATACGAATAATCAGATTTGAATCCAGCATTGATTTTTAATTTTCTAGGAATTTCATAAACATACTTCCCTATTGTGTGCGTGGATCCAGCAGTGTTATCAAATGCTCTTAGAATTCTAATTCTAGAATTTAAGGGATCAATATTTAAAACTTTAACTTTTTCCGAACCTATAATTAGAGTATCATTTTCCCTAATATTGGGATAATTTAAGTCACCAGAAACTCTGAAGTAAGTTACAATTCCAGTTACATTAGCATTACCAATAGCAACTCCTGTGCTGCCTATACCAGCAATTGACAGTCTATTTGTTCTTATACCAACATTATAAAATCCTTCAATACCAGATGATGTTGTGGATAATCCAGAAATTGAAATCGTATCAAGAGGTTCAAAGTTATGAGGATTGTCAGAAAATACTAAGTACTCTCCTTTTGTCTGACCTGGATATATTTCAACTCCTTCAATAATACTTGAAGCAACGCTTATATTATTGACAGATCTTCCTTTTATACGAGTTATTTTTGCTGATACACCTTGCCCTTTAGTTCCATTATTATTGAATTCAAGAGTTTCATTAATTCTATATTCTGATCCACCTGTAATGATACCAACACTTTCAACTCTTCCAAACGAAGTTGCAGTGATAGTCGCAGTTTGATTTAACTTATTTGGAACATAGAAATATGGATATTCTAAATCATCTTCAATGATATTCAAAGGTTGTGTATTTCTGCGCCAATCACTGGAGATGTCAAAGGAGTCATAATTTGATTGTGAGGTAAAATTAAAATTATCAACAACACCTTTGTAATTATCACCAATTACATATGGAAAAACTGGTTTACGGTTTTTTTCAAAAATTCCAGATGATTCTGCAAAATTATCATTAATTGTAGTAAAGTATGCATACGTTCCTTTTGGAAATTCTGGAGTTACGCAGAATCTTCCATTATTTTCATCAAGAACACTATTATCAGAAACTTCTTTATGTGTATAGTCTTCAATAAAGAATCCTTCTGGAAAAATGGAGGTTGGTGGTCTATTATCTTTAAGATCAATAGAATATCCAGATCTCATCTGAGTAATGGTGCCACTATTTAAATTGGAAAATGCATATGGACCATATATCGGATGACCATCATAAGCAAATCCTAAAATAGGAGAGTGTCTTGTAGATGGAACTTCAATACTATTGACTTTCCTTAAATCTCTTTCACCATATAAAGTATTGCCATTTTGATCAGTGGCAAAAACAGTTTCTCTAAGTTTTCTTGGTGTATATAAGTGGGTATATTGAAGTCCAAAATCATCTGTATTCAAACCAGTTGTAATTACTCCATCATCTTGTGATAAATATGTTGAATATTTTTCAAATAAATTTATTCTCCAATTTTGTATATTTGATTTAAATACGGGTAATATCTCTGTTGATCCAGCTGGTATAACGTCAATGGTTGTTGTACCAAAATCATCTGAATATCCAGCACCAGGTTCAATAATCTTAACATCAATTACTGATCCATTTTCTAAGACAGGTACTAAAACAGCACCTACTCCATCACCCTCTACAACCAAATCTGGTGTAGATATATATCTACTACCGGCAGTTTGAATGATAACCTCAACTATTCTACCATTAACAATGATTGGAGTTAATTGACAATCAACTCCTGACTGAAGTTCAATGGTTGGTTGTCTATCTAAATTTAGAATTTCGGAAGATCCGTATCCAACACCACCATTCTCTAAGTGTACGGAAGTTACTGTTCCTCTTACGATTGGTTGGAAAGATCCTTTAAATGTTTCTGTCCCGATAGAGGAAATTCCTACATTACCAGATAAAGTAAGTGTAATATCTGGATAGTTAAAGATGTGAGTTCCTACGCCCACAGAAGTCATGTTAATATATTGTTTTGTTCTAGTATAAAATTCTCTATCAGATGAAATTCCTACTTGAGAGAGGTGGAAAGAGTCCTTATCAACTGCAGTTACAAAATACTCAGTATCTACAGACAGTCCTGAAATTGGTGTTCCCGTGCAAGTATACTTTACTTTCTCCCCAGTTTTATAATCATGATCTACAATTGAAATTAAATTAGAAGCCGTGTTAATACCAATAACCTGTGCAGTTCTCTTTTTATTTTCATAACCAGAACCACCACTAACAATATTAACTGCACTAACTATAGATTTTTTATTTACCGACTGTAAAGAATGCTTACCAACACCATGGTCAGTTAAATATACCGTATTAATACCCGATATAGCATCTGCTTGAGTGGGATGCAATCTTACAGTAAAATTATCAACGATGGATGCAAAATATACAGAGTCTGTAACTATTCCAACAACTGCACTTTGATTTTTTGTTTTGTAAACTACTTGCTCAGCATTTCTAAATTTATGATATGTAGAAAATCCGATTGTAGATTGAGACGATGAAGTACCAGTTGTTACTCCTGCAGAGGACAAATCCGCAAAGAACTCAACTTCATGATCAATTTTCCTCATGCTGACTTGAGCAACAGCACCAAAACCATTACCACCTTCAAGTTTAACGGTTGGTGTATCTAAGTAATCAAATCCAGGATCTATAATTCTTACTTCTCTAAGTGATCCAGAAACGGTAACATGTCCAGTGGCACCAGTTCCAACAGAATCAGAAATAATTAAGTTAGGAACATTTATTACATCAATATTTGTTCCTTCTGATAGAACGTCTATTGTTTCAATTTTTCCATATTTTATAATATCTTTTCCTTTATAATTTAAAAGTTCAACACCATTCACAAACATTCCAGTTAATCCTGGTTCTGTTTTTGTTAAAGTTCCATCATTGACAGGTTCTGATATCTTTCTTAAAACTTTCTGTGGTTCTAGTGTTTTTCCATTAAACTCAAAAGGTATAATAGTGCTATTAGCTACAGTTGTTAAAGTTATAGAAACAAATTTGGAATTAAAAATATCATTTCTACTCTTTGCAAATTTAACAGTAGAACCACTGACTCTCTTTATAAAATAAAGACCATCATCAAATAGTGCATCACCTCTGACTTTTTCAGTGACTGTATCCCCATTCTCATTGATAACGGTAGTTTTAATTGTTGTTTGTGCCTCATAGTAAATTGCATCACCAGTATAGAAACCATGCTCTACTCCAGGAGAAATCTCAAAACTATCTCCAAGGAAAGTACCAGAAAATTTAAACTTTCTAGAAGCAGGATTTAAAGGTTGTGAATCATAATGTGGTATTGATGGTGAAGAAATTAAATAATCTCCAGATTCATTCTTATAAACATTATCAATATCAGTAGAATATATTTGTGCTAATGGATAAGTTCCAGAGGAAACTTTTTGAATTTTTCTCTGAATTGTATATACAGCATCTACATTTAAAACACCTTGACCTCTTATATTAAAAGATGTTTCGGAATTTACAGATATAATTTTAGTTTCTTTTCTTGCATTGTTTAAGATAATTTCTGCAGTATCACCTGATCTAAACTGATTAGAAACATTTAGAGTAATTTTATACGTATT